AATCGTTTTCATTTCGTGTGGCATATAAAAGTTTGTCGGCACCACACCTCGGCTTTTTTTCATATCTTCTAGCCTCTGGTCAATGGTTTTTTTGGTCATTTTCGAATCCCCTCCTTTTGGGTTAATGTATGTTTCAACGTTTCTACATTTTAGTCAACCCAAAATAATTACCCCGCTAAAAATAGTTTTTACTACCACATGTTTTGCCAAAAAACCGCAGAATTCTGCCATTACGACAGTACCCCGCTTTTTCTACACGACACATATATGCATTATTATAATGATCTAGTATCTCATAGTCATAATTCTCTCTCTATTATATATTATATATTATTATTAATAGTAAGTAGTATAGTAGTAATAGGTCCAAAAACCCAACAAATCACTGGCTTTCATGCAACTACATAAATACTACACCACGTAGTTATAAATATTTTATCAAGGGGGATTGACGAAAAAAAGAATCCTCGGCACTCTGGCCTCAGGAGAACCGCTCACATGGACACGCAAACGAATTCAGAAACCCTGCTTGAAAAAGCCGAACATGAGGGTGAAAAAATCATTCACGCCGCCGAACATTTCGCAGAGGAAATTATCCATGACGTTGAAAATCTTTTCGAACATGACCACAGCGACGCTGGCCCAACTCCGACAAGCGACGGAACTGCACAGCCAGACGCGCTTGCTGTTGATGAGGGTCAAGAACCCGGCCCTATGGAAGCACATGGGCAAGCCGACGCGGCAGCAACTCCAGTCCCCCCCGCAGAGCAGCCATCCGCAGCCGTAATGGCTGCTGCTTTACCCCCGGCTGATGACCACGGCTTGGTAGACCCCCAGGGAAACGTAGCGAGCGTTGAGAGTGCCTCTGTGCCGGCTGCTGACCCAAACGCTGCTCCGGCTCCCCTCGTGGCCACGGTTGGTTTTGCGGAACCTGTTGCTGGTGCGGAGCAGCCCGTGGGATAGGTCATGCCGCTGAATTATAAACAGCGGGCGTTTATCACAGAATTTCTAATTGATAAAAGCCCTAAGGAAGCTGCGATACGCGCAGGTTATTCTAAGAAATCAGCTTCGAATATCGGGAAGAATTTACTTGAACACCCTGAAATAAACGCTGCAATTGAAGTTGCGTTCAAAGAAGCGGCGAAGAATGCAGGTGTAACAGCCGAATACGTGATTAAAACAATAGTTGAAACTATAGAGCGTTGTAGGCAGGTAAGACCAGTTAGAGATAGAAAAGGCGAATTAGTTTATGTAGAAACGTCTGACGGGAAAATAGCACCTGCGTATACATTCGATGCACCAAGTATTTTGAAAGGAACAGAATTACTTGGTAAATCACTTGCGATGTTCACGGAAAAAACAATCAGCCACATGACAGTTAGACCAGACTATAAGGCTGTAGAGGATATGACAGACAAGGAAATCGAAGAAAGATTTAATCAAATCGGTTCATCAATAAAATGAAATGGGATCCAGATTACCGTTCGATTAAAATAAAGCGGTTTCAGTTAGATGAATATCTCAGCAAAGACCCTATCGCCGCTGCCGTGGCGATGAATTATTATCGCACACACCCCATAGAATGGATTGAGGATTGGTGCGTGACGTTCGACCCGCGGTTGGTCGAAAATCGGTTGATGCCGTTTATCCTGTTCCAGCGGCAGAAAGAATTCGTGCAATTCCTGCTAGAGTGCCTCGAAGATCGCGAAAGCGGCCTGATTGAAAAAGCGCGCGACATCGGCGCATCGTGGATATGCTGCGCCTTCAGTGTGTGGCTCTGGTTATTTCACCCCGGCGTTGCCATCGGCTGGGGTTCGCGCAAGGAAGAATACGTTGACGATAAGGGCAACCCGAAAGCTATTTTTCCAAAAATGCGGCAGATCATTGGGCGCCTCCCCGCCTGGATGCAGCCCAAAGATTTTAATATGAATATTCATGCCACCTACATGAAAATCGCTAATCCTGAAAATGGCAGCTTCATTATGGGTGAGGCTGGTGACAACATTGGACGCGGCGGACGGACGACAATATTTTTCAAAGATGAAAGCGCGCACTATGAACGGCCTGAGCAGATTGAAGCCGCGCTTGGTGATAACACAGACGTGCAAATTGATATCAGCAGCGTGAACGGCGTAGGTAACGTTTTTCACAAACGCCGAATGGCTGGGCAGATATGGTATCCATTCGGTGATCGTATTGCAAAAGGCAGGACACGCGTTTTTATTTTCGAATGGCGCGATCATCCAAATAAAACGCAGGCATGGTATGACAACCGCAGACAGAAAGCAGAGGCCGAAGGTCTGCTGCATATCTTCGCGCAGGAAGTCGATCGGAATTATAGCGCGGCGACGTTCGGGATCATCATTCCGCAAGAGTGGGTTGAGGCTTCAGTTGATGCGCACATACGGCTTGGCATACCCGATGAAGGAGAAAAAACAGCAGGCCAAGATATCGCTGATGGCGGCGGTGATAAAAACGCGCTTGCCATGCGTTACGGTATTACATTGCGGTATTGCGATCATTGGAGTGGTGAAGCTGGTGACGCGGCGCGCATCGCTATCCCGCTTGCGAATAAATTTGGTTGTAACGAATTGTATTATGATAGCGTGGCTGTTGGGGTTGGTTTTCGCGTTGAAACAAATACGATGATAAAAGAACCGCAGTGGAATAAACGCCTGCGTGTGAAACCATGGAATGGTGCAGGAGAAGTTTTACAGCCAGACCAGCCGACCATTCGCGGCGATCGCATGTCACCTCTCAATAAGGATCAATGGGAAAATCTTAAAGCGCAGTCATGGTTTAGATTACGTTCACGTTTTTGGAAAACCTATTGCGCTGTCAATCGCGGCAGCGCGTTTAAACCTGATGATTTAATATCACTCGATTCGCGTATTCCACGGTTGCATGAATTAAAAGCTGAATTATCACAGGCCATCAAAAAGACTTCAAAGCGTGGAAAAACAATGGTGGACAAGAACCCTGCGGGCACAGCCAGCCCTAACCTTGCCGATTCAGTCGTTATCTGCTACAATCCAACGCGAAAGGTATCGGGGTTTGATATAGTTTAAATATGGCAAAAAAGAAAAACGCTCCCATTCTAAAAAGCATAGTGAATTCACTACAGGACTTTTCACAAAGTTTAATTCCGATGTTTGGTACGCCTGGGGGCAATATTAATGAATTATCTAGCACTGATACGCTTTATTTTAATTTGCGCTGGTATCTTATTTCAAACTTCCGGCAGTTGCTTGCGGAATTGTATGTTGAACATGGGATTGTACAGACACTTGTTGACCAGCCGATTGAAGATGCATTTCGCGCTGGATTTGAAATTAAAACAGCACAGCTTAACGATGATGAAATATCTCAGCTTCAGATTTATTTAGAGCGCCATGGTGTGATTAGTGCCGTTAAAATGGCGCTGAAATGGGCGCGCCTATTTGGTGGTGGCGCCGTTTTACTGATTAATAATGAAGACCCACGATTACCCTTTGATATTGATAGTGTTGATATCGATACGCCGCTTGAATTTCGTGCGGTGGATATGTGGGAACTGTACGCCGACCAGATGAATATTCAGGGCGACATCACCGTGGGCGGTGCACTTGGTGCGGATAATGCGAAATTTTATAATTATTACGGTAAGATGGTTGACCACACGCGCGTTTATAAAGTGGTTGGTAAAGAAGCGCCTAGTTTTATCCGGCCACGCCTGCGCGGTTGGGGTATGTCTGAAATTGAAAAGGTTGTTCGATCGCTAAATCAGTACATGCGAAATCAGGACGTGGTGTTCGCGTTATTGAATGAGGCGAAAGTTGATGTCTATCGCCTGCAAGATTTCAATGAAGCGTTAATGACGGATGATGGTTCTGCTAGTACGCAGAAGCGTTTGCATTTTGTAAATTTGATTAAGAGTTATCTAAACGGTATCGTCATGGATAAAAACGACGAATACGAACAGAAACAGATTACGTTCGCTGGTCTTGCGGAAGTATTGGTTCAGATACGCCAAGGCATAGCCGCTGATTTGAAAATGCCAATGACGAAACTGTTTGGTATTAGCAGCGCAGGATTTAACAGCGGTGAAGATGATATCGAAAACTATAATGCCATGCTGGAAGGCGAACGCGCGAAAAGTAAGTTCATCGTGCTTGATATGATCGAGATATCCTGTCGTAAACTGTTTGGCCTAGCGCCCGATGATTTGAATATTGAATTTAATCCGCTGCGCGTTTTGGGTGCAGAAGAAGAAGAAAAAGTTAAAGATTATCAGTTTAACCGCGTTATGAGTTCGTACAACAGCGGTCTAATTCAATCAGAAGAAACCAAGCGCGCGATTAATTATGATAGCCTCTTGGGAATTGAAATTGATGAAAAGAAACCAGCGGTAGCCCCCATGGGTTCTGAGAATTTAGTTGGCACAACTGGAAACGTGGATAAACCAGAATGATCGTACCCGGCACACTCAGACAGCCTTTGATTATTTTCATCGGCGCAACTTTCAATCCTTCGATTACGTGGAGCAATGGGATTTTGGGAAACCCTGTTGATTTGACAGGTTATGATGCAGTGATGGAAATTCGGAATACGCTTGCTGACCCAGAGCCGTTATTAACGCTTAGTCGGTGGAACGGTGGGATATTAATCCCCTACCCGCTTACGGGCGTGATGAACCTTTTTCTAACGGCTGCACAGACCGCATGCCTATCACCAACCGTTGAGGCACCGGCTGTTTTTGATCTTCAAGTGACGGCGCCTTCGAATGTTCAAACTGATTATTTACTACAAGGACAGATTCAGATACAACAGATGGTAACCCGATAATGTTGTGCGGCGTTGAAAATGTGCTGGAAGCAGTCGTCATCTTCGACCCGAACAACCAAGCCATTAATATTATTACGATACCAGAGGATAGCATGTCAAATTATTCTTATCAGCCCGGAATAATTACAATTGCGGATAATGAAGGCGGTTTATTGCCTATCTATTTGGGTTATGCGATTTCAATTTTGGGTGGAGATTTAGCTATTATGGAAACTCAGCCATTGTGGCAGATTTCTAAATTAACTTATGATATCAATGGCGCGTTTCAGTCTCAGGCATGGGCGAATGGCGGAGCGAATAGGCTAATTTGGAATGATCGAACTTCTTACGATTACAGCTAGGGATAATATAAAATGACATTTGTCAAAAAAGATAGGGTTCAGGAAACCAGCACTACCACGGGCACGGGCGCTTTAACGCTTTTAGGAGCGGTACCGTCTTACCAGGCATTCAGCGCCGTCATGAGTATTGGGGATACTTGCTATTATGGAATTGCCAATCAGGGTGCGAATGAATGGGAAACAGGCCTTGGGACTTATTCTGGCCTGAATACTTTAACGCGCACAACACCGATTGAGAGCAGCAACGGCGGTGCAGCAGTCAATTTTTCTGCGGGCACAAAAAATGTTTTTAACACGCCGATCGCTAGCCAAACGGCTGTATTATCTCAAGCTAATACCTGGGCATCAGGTCAGATTTTTGTCGCGCCTGTTTTAGGAACGCCCGCCTCGGCGACGTTAACCAATGCAACTGGCCTTCCTATCAGCACTGGCGTAAGCGGCCTGGGCGCGAATGTTTCTGCGTTTTTAGCAACACCCACATCAGCCAATCTTGCTGCTGCGTTGACGGATGAAACAGGTACGGGGGCAAATGTTTTTGCCAATAGCCCTACCCTGGTGACGCCCGCACTCGGAACGCCATCGTCTGGCGTAGCTACAAATTTGACAGGAACAGCGGCAGGATTAACGGCTGGCACTGTCAGCACAATTAATGGATTAATAACTGCCAGCACAAATATCACGATTACAGGTGCGGGCACTTCTGTCAGTCCATATGCCATATCTGCCAGCAGCAGCGCAGGTTCAGCATTCAACACGATTACAGGCGGAACTAATACGACTGCTGCGATGGTGGTCGGTAGCGGTTCATCCCTCACACCTACAGGGACGGGTGCGATTGAGGCAACTTCTTTGGCATCGGCAACCACTGCCGTTGTGGTTTCTGCCGCGACCGCGCCGACAAGCGGCCAAGTTTTAACTGCCACCAGCGGCACAGCAGCGACATGGCAAACACCATCCGGTGGCGGTGGTGGTATAACCTGGAATAACGTTACTGGAACCACGCAAGCAGCGGCGGTTAATAATGGTTATGTAGCGAATAATGCGGCCTTATGCACGATAACGCTTCCATCAACTGCCGCGATTGGGCAAATTGTTGCTGTGGTAGGGAACGGTGCGGGCGGTTGGAAAATTGCACAGAATTCAGGACAGACCATACATCAAAGTTTTAGCAAAAGTTCAACAACAGGTGCGGGCGGTTATTTTGCATCAACAAATCTTTATGACAGCGCGGAATTAATATGCGTTGCGACAAACACGGATTGGGTTGTTCGGAATTCTTCAGGAAACTTGACGGTGGTATAGAGGGGATAAATTATGACAACGACAAACGCAGCGGGATTAGTGGTTACCAATAACGCAGATGGTTTTTTAATTGGCGGTGGGACAATTGAACGTGATTTGACCGTTACTGGTGGAAATGTAACCCTGACAGGTGGCGGCAGCAACACTTTCACTTTCCCGGCTGCATCGGATACACTGGTGGGGCGTACTAGTACGGACACGCTGACCAATAAAACTTTTGTCGCGCCTGCATTGGGAACACCAGTTTCAGGAGTTGCAACAAATCTTACTGGGACTGCTGCGGGTTTAACGGCAGGAAATGTAACAACGAATGCCAATTTAACAGGCGTAGTGACATCATCCGGCAATGCCACATCTTTAGGTTCATTCACTTCGGCTCAATTGGCGACTGCGTTAACCGATGAAACTGGAACTGGCGCGAATGTTTTCGCTACCAGCCCGACGTTAGTCACCCCTGCCCTGGGCACACCTTCAGCCGCTGTTCTAACCAATGCAACTGGCTTACCGTTGACAACGGGAGTCACGGGTGCCCTTCCGGTTGCCAATGGCGGAACAGCATCGACGACTGCCTTGGCGGCTCGTGCAGCATTGGGATTGGACCAAGTTGGCGGCTCGTATCTCGGTGATGCGGTAACAGCGGCCCAGACGATAACACTGATTCAATATGCACCGTTCGCTTTCACTATCAACAGTCTTAAAAACCTCGCCACAGTTGCCGGAACGGTCACAGGGACGCTGAATATTAATGGCACGCCAGTGACTGGTTGCTCAAGCCTTTCTCTCACCAGCACGCCACAGAATGCCACGGCAACTGCTGCAAATTCCGTTGCTATAGGTAATACCGTTACGTTTGTAACATCTAGTGCATCTTCCCTTACCGGGTTAGTTCCGTTTAGCCTTGTCGGAACTCGGTAGATGGCCTGGTCTTTAATCGCACACACAGGCGGCGCCATGAACGGCGCGAATGGTGGAACCCTGGGCACTGCTCCTGCGGCAGGGTCTACTATCAATACGACTGGGGCAAATCTTATCGTCGCTATGACTAGCTGGTATCATGCCTCCCCTGAAGGCACTCTAACAGATTCTAAAAGCAATACTTGGACACAGCTAACTAATTCCTCGGGCGGAAGCAATTCCAATGCTCGTATTTATTACTGCTATAATCCAACGGTAGGATCAGGTCACAGCTTTAGTTATAATGGCGCAAACACCTATCCCGCGCTGTGTATCCAGGCATGGAGCGGTGCAGTCGCTTCACCATTCGATCAGCAAAATGGGGCACTTGCAACCGCATCAACTATTCAAGCTGGAAGCATTACACCGACTGCGAATAATGAATTAATTGTGGCTGGAATAGCAGCAGGCACAGGATTCACAGCACCAACAATTAATTCGGGATTAACGGTTTCTGATACAGGGCTTGGCGGCGGGTCTGCTTTTGGTAATTCGATGGCATATTTGGTTCAATCTACTGCTGCTGCCATCAATCCAACTTGGACTGTTGGAAGTTCAACCGATTTAAATGCCGTCATCGCAAGTTTTAAGGGAAGCGCAGCAGCACCGCCAGCCAGTGCAGGCCAATGGTTTTCCTTAAGCGGGTTATAAAATGACGACGACGATATTTCCTTTAGAGACTACGGGCATCGTTTTCCCAGGAAGCGTTATTTACTTGACTACTCCATGGTCAAACCGCGCGGTATATGCGAATGGCTTTGGAATTTATTTAACCGTTGCAGTTTTTGGCCAGTCTCTTGCAATCCCATCCTATTACACGGCCGGCGCCAGCGATTTAACCGTTACCTATTCGAATTTAGATGGTTCTAGTCCCACGACAACGACGCTGACAACTGTTGCAGGTTCATGGCAGCATAATGTTAATTTATCGGTTTTCACCGGACGCGGAGGCGGCTCTGATGTTTGGACATTGGTTCGAATTCATTTTACAGGTGGGGGGAATGATGTTTTTGACGCGGATCAATTCCTCGCTGTCA